TTGCTTCTTTTGTTTTCTTATCAATGACTGGTTTACCTTTGTCATCAAAGATTCCTTCGTGTGTGATTACATGTTCCATAACACCATTGTATTGTTTTACATTAGGTGCAATAAGTTGTACAAAATCTGTATCAGTTGAAATGATCACATGATTATCATCTGGATGACTTTGAATCCAACCCGCAATAAGATCGTCTGCTTCTAGTTGTGGATTTTGTAGTACTGTGCAGTTAGTTTTATCTGTAATAAAATCTTTGAATGTATCAAACGCTTCCCAAAATACTTTTTCTTCTTCTGCTTCTTTTTCTGTGTGTGCGGCACGAGCATCTGATCGATTTCGTTTATAAGGAGCATAATAGTCTTTGCGCCACGATCTACCTTCTAAGCAGAAAATAACGTGAGTACCATTAAACTGCTGCCACGCTTTACGAATAGAATTTAGGGTTATGTGAAATGCCATGCCAAGTTTAATATCGGCATCGCCGTTAATAACATGTCTAGCACGAAAAAATGTGTTAGCAGTATCAACTAAAATATATGTCATTGATTATTCTTTTTCACAGTCTGTATATCTAAAGTACCTGTATCAACAGGACCACCAAAATCACCATCTACTACAACATTTGCACAAAGTTCACGGAACCATCGATCTACGATTTCTTCGTCTTTATCACCATCTACACCGTAACCTTCTTGCTTTAATTGTAACACAAATTGGTCATTCCAGTCAAGTTCAAAAAATCCATTTCGTACATTATCTGAATTGACATGAGTATTCAAAACTCCTACCCAGGGTTCTTTTTTACGAGTAGCACGATCTTTTGGACTAAGTTTAGCCAATTCTTGTTCTTGAGCAATTTCTTTTAAACTGTTTTCGGCTTCTTCTTTTAATTTGGTAGCCTGCTCTAGTGCCTGTCTTGCTTCTTCTATATTGGCTTCGATTTTATCTAACCCAAATAATTTTTTAACGAATTTCATTAAGTTCCCCACTCATTTTTAAACAATGGTACTTGTAGTCTGTCACTGTACCGTAAAGTATAAACACTTTCAACTCCGCCTACAGGCATTAGATAGATTGGACCAGTAAACCCGTGTGCTCGATAGATATCGGCAGTCTCTATGGCTTCTTCGGCATCTTCTTCTGTAGCAATTACAAATTTTAGATATGTGTATCCATATTCTTCGTATTCACAAACAACTTCAGGCTGTATAGCAACATGCCTCTCTTCTCCGGAACAACTCAATTTTGCACTTACACTGAAAGTGATTTCTCTCCAAAAGTCGTGTGCATGATGACTTTTCCAGGTGTGTAAGTATAATTTAAAATCATCTGTTAATGCTTGAGTACCATTAGTCTCAAATGTAATTTCTTTTAGATTTTGCATCTTAGGATGATCTAGCAGGTCTGGATATGCACGTTGCCAACCTAGTAAAGGTTCACCACCTGTGATAACAAGATGTTCATCTCGCCATTCGTTGAAAGGCAGAATCTCACAGATACGTTCTGCAATACCATCGCTAGTAAGCATAGGACTGAGATCTTTAAAACGAGGATCCCAACTTGCATAACTGTCACAGCCTGTGCTAACTAATGGCAATTCTTCATATTTTGTAAATTCATGCACTCTAGAAGCAATGGCTTCAACTTCTTGGCTAGCCTCACCTCTAGGCATACCAAATCCCGCACACTTAAAGTTACAACCAAATGTACGTAAGAAAACAGAAGGCACGCCCATGAAACGTCCTTCACCTTGAATACTATAAAATAGTTCAGCGATTTTAATTTTGCTCATTCTTTATTATACCACTTTTTACGAAAGTTGTCAAATCTTCTTTGACCAATTGATAACTACCATCACCTAGATCTATCCAATGGATATGATCTCCCTCTTTCCAATTTGTTTCTTTTAAAAGATCTTCTGGAAATTTAAGAAAAAAATCACTAGTTTCGAGATCTTCTTCAACTTCTAAAATCCATCTTTTCATGTTCTATATTTTTCATTGTTGTACTGCATTTTAAGTTTTCGACATTCTTCTTTAACTTCTTTAGGAATATCAGGATGCCATTCAGCCATACTACAATCGTAGACTTTACCTGTTGACTCTCCAAAGTTTGTCAAACACAAAATTAATGCTGCCGCAATGACCGCTAACAAGAATACATAACTATTTTTCATATTTGATCACTTATCAATAATTTGCACATCAACGCATCTTGCTCAGTGTTGAAATGAAACTTCATACAATCTGTACTAACTTCTGTTCTATATCGTGTTCCTGGTAAACCAAAATGATACATAACGTTGGCGCATGTTTCATTCCACCAAACTTCTTTTTGATTTTGCCAAGGAATAGTAATTGTGTTATTTTTCATTTATGTGTTTGGCAATAGTTTCATAAATGACTCTGTTGCCGTTAATAGTATAATGATTGATAGAACCTCTTTCTTTTTTCCACAGATCACTAAAGTCGAGACAATTTGGTTCAATGGTTAATTCTCTGCTAATATCTGTATGTGTAAGACTAAGATAAGGCTGTTTTTCTACAGTGTTTAGAATTTTTTGCCTAATCAAATTATAAATGTCTATTTGATATTCGTCGTCATAATGATATTTGAAATATCCTTGAGCAGCCCTTAAACTAGGATTGAACCAATTGTTTCTGTCAATGATATCATTGGCTAAAAGATCGCAGTTTTTATGAAAGCCTTCAACGTGAATAGGATGTGTTGGGGTGTGAATTCTGCTTGGACTAGTATGACTAACAATTATTAGATCAAACTTTGTAATATCTACAGACTGTAACTGCTTTAATATTTTATACTCGCCGCAACCGGCCATAGCAAGATTAGTAACATTGTGTCTGTAAGACAAAATATCTACCCAGCCTAGTTTTGCAAACGGCCATTTGGCTGCAAAACTGTCGCCTACCACAAGAATATTGATCATAATGTTTTTAACCAGGGTAGATATTTAGTGGCTATCAAAGTATGATATTCTCTGTTATAGTGTTCTTGATCTTCCAAAAAATATTTAGAATGATCAATGTGTCGTTCTTTCATAAAACTTTCAACTGCTTTCCGAGTCAGTGCAGTTGATTTTAATTTTCCGTAATATTCAAATGTTTGGGGATATCGTAATCTATCAGTGACATTGAAAAGATATAATTTTGCACCATTTTCTTGACAGAGCCTATCCCAAACAAATACATTCAATAGGAAATCTCTTTTCTCAATAAAACTATTCATTTCGAAGAATAATTTTATCTGCATAAAAGTGTGTTCTCTAATGTTTGGTGTTTTAAGACCGTTATCTGGATCTAAATCTAATCCTGGAAAAGTATTGTAATCGTCACTGAGTGCTTTATTAAACAGTTGTAAGTTTTCTTCATTGATAGTTAAATCACAGTACCTATCTATAAAGCCATTCGATGAAGGCATCTTAGTAGTAAAATGATCCACAGCAATTACATTATCACTTAGTTTTCCATCAAATCCTATAGTAAATCTATTGAACGGAGCCATGCAAAGAAAAACTTCATCGATATCATTGTAAGTGTCAAACATAGATTTCATCCAGTCTGTATAAACACGATTATTGACACCTGCCATAGCATAAATGGCTACTGGCTTGTTATTTTCTTCTGCATAAATTTCTGCATAGTTGTTATCATTCCAATAGGTATATGATCCAGGACCTTGATTGGTCGGATGGCTCCAATATCCACAAGTATGACTATCACCTATAAACAATGCTCTTGACATTACCACTTCCTATAATTGCCCTTTTCGGGAATAACATGACGCACTCCGCCAGTTGGATCTTCCATATCTCCCTTGCGTCTTGGAATCAGATGAACATGAGGCCAAGGAACAGTTTGACCAGCAGCCGACCCGTAGTTTAAACCAACATTAAATCCATCCCATTCTCCTGAGTGAACTCTGTTAATGCCATCTTTGACAGCATCTTCAAAACAGTCCATTAGGACAGAAACAGTATTGTATTTAGGCACAAACAAAAGATGACCTTCAGTAACAGGATATATATCACGAAATACTTTGACATG